GGTAGCGGCTAAACTGGGCATTCGGGTTGTATCCCCAGGGTCCACGGTAACCGTCGCGGCACATCAGCCAGTTGTCGACGGGCAGCAGATGCAGGCCATCGCCGTCGGCGTAGGGCTGCAGGAATTTGTAATGGCGGCGGGACGCCTGGGACAGGGCGGTGATGGCCTCGTCCATGTTGACGATGGCGTTGCACAGGTCGGTAATGGTGCGCTGCTGGCTCTCGGCCAGCAGGCTGTCGCGGTCGTCCAGGTCCGGCTTGACCGTGATAGACCAGTCGTACTTGCTCAGAGCGTCGTCCCGCTTGGTAATACAGGTCATCAGCATGGCGTCGTAGCGCTCCATCTGTTCCCAGATCCACTGCTGCTCGGCATAGGCTCCCAGCTGGCAGTCCTGCAGGCAGCGCCGTATGGTATCCACGCTCAGGTAGTCCAGCGGGCACACGCGCTCAATCTGGCGGCGGCGTACCTTGTCCAGCTCGGCCAGGGCGAGTGCGGCAAACATGGCCGGCTTGCTGTCCTGGGATGCCTTGTCCGGCGCGGTAAGCGCCCGCTGCACGCCCTCTGCATGGAGCCTGCGGTGGAGGATGTAGTTGTAAAGTCGCTTGATCATGAGTTACGCTGCTGACGGTAGATGGTTGAGGGAGGGGCGGCCTCCGAACAGGGAGCCGTGGGAGCGGCCGCCAAACAGTCCAGCGCCGGTGATGATGCGTCCGCTGCCTGGCGCCGGGAGATGGTGCTGCACGTGGCCGTCGGCCGCGCGCAGGGCCAGAGCCAGGGCCGTACACCGGTCGGAGTGTCCTTCCCTGGTGTGCGGGGCCTCGTAGGTATAGTCCGTGCCTCTGAATATCTGCTGCATGGCGTGCAGGTCCTCGCGAATCTCCACGTCAATCGGGATGCGGACGCGGGTCGGAGCCTCAAAGGCCTGGCGGAGGCGTGGGAAGATGAGACGCTTAAAGGCCGGCGTAAAGGTGCAGAGCTCGATCCGGCCAAACTCGTGACCCTCCGGATGCCAGCGCTTGAATTCCTTGACCAGGACATCGCCCATACCGATGCCTACGCCCGTGTAGTCGTAGCACACCCGGCGCGCCGCCTTGATGCGGTGGCGCAGCACCTCCATCTGGTCCGGCACGGACATGTTGCGCAGCACCAGCACCTCGCGGGTGACCAGCACGTCACCCACCCGCTCCAATGTCCAGCAGACCGTCGGGTCGTTGGAGCGGCCAAAGTCGATGCCCAGGCGCAGGTCCAGCTTGCCTCCCAGGTAAATGGCCGGGTCGCAGGAGACCGTGGCGCTGGCGGACTCCGCCGTGGCGATCAGGTCGTAGGGCAGCAGCACGTTGGAGCTGTCCAGGAATTCGCACATGTACTCCTGCGCCCAGCCGATGGGGTCGTCCAGGGATTCTCTCAACTCGTCAATGTCGATGGGCAGTCCGTCCTCCACGGCCTTGGCAATCGTCACCACATGGCAGGACCAGTGCTGCTTGCGGCCCTCCACGGGTTGGAGCAAATTGTCGGAGATGATCTTGTATGTCCTGGCGCCGCGGCCCGTCTTGCCGTTGGGCGTGGTGATAAGCCGGACTTTTTTCTCGCCGCCCCGGAGGGGATTAGTGATGGAGGGCAACACGGCTCTCCAGGTGGCGTCGGGATCCTCGAAAAACGCGAATTCCGTCAAAACGAGATTGGCGCTAAAGCCTCGCACGGTATCGGGCCTGCCGGGCACGGCCAAAATGCGGGAGCCGTTGGCAAATGTGATGGAGCCGGACTTGAGCAGGGTGTTGGGGCCGTCCTGTCGTTCGATTTCCTCGGCAGCCAGGGCAAGGGAAAAAGCCTCGGCCCACTCCTTGCACTTGGCCAGCGATTCCATGGCCTGGCGCTCGGACGGGGCCGCGATCATCCAGGTGGTCTTGGCCCGCAGCATCGCATCCCTCACCGCCTCCGCCGCCGTGGAAAAATCCTTGCCGGACTGGCGGGACCAGATGCCGGCCTTAAAGCGGCTCTCGTCCGCCACCCACCGTGCCTGGTAAGGCAGCAGCAGCTCCAGCGGCGTTGTGATCAGGGAGGACATCATGGGGAGTGGGTAAGTTACTGTCTAACAGCCGAAGATGCTGCGCATCCTGGCGTCGCGCTCCTCCGGGGTGAGGGTTGATTGCGTGACCTGTCTGGCGGCGTCTGCCTGGGCGGCCTTGGCCTCCAGCATCTTGAGGCGGCGCTTGTCCTGCTCCAGCTGCTCTGCCTTGAGGATGAGGTTGACCAGGATGCTCAGCGCCTTGGGATCGCAGGACGGGGAGGCGGCCAGGTCCAGGGCGGCGGAGCGGATGGCCCTCATGGTGGCCTCGTCCACTCCGTCCACGGAGATCTTGTTGAGTTCCTCGGCCGTCTTGTTTTGCCGGGCCAGACGCGCCGGCAGGATCTGGGAGTGGTAGTAGCGGCGGATGGCCTCCTGGCTCAGTGTCACACCGTCCTCGGCCAGGCGTTCCTGGACATCTTTGTAAGATGCGCCGGAAAACAACATGGCGTCCACGTCGTCCTTGATGATGGGGGGCAACTGGGAGCCGATCACACTGTCTGGTCTGGGTTTGCGGAGCATGGCGGTTAACGGCGGTAAATGATGTAGTTGATGAACCCAATCAATATTAAGGCGGCGATGCTTACGATGGCGTCGGTGATGGTCATATCTGGGTAAGCTGGACGCGGCCGGCGTCGGTGATGGCGTACTTGCGCTCGCCGGTGATAAGGCAGGTGGTGGACGTGATCAGGCGCAGGGCCTCCAGCTCCCGGATGGCCAGGTCGATATCGGCAGTTCCTGGGCTCGGAGACATGTCCAGGGAGACCTCGGCTCGGAGAGCAGACACGCGCTGGGTATAGGCAGCGGGCAGTCGGTCGAGGACCTGCAGGATGGTAATCTTGATGTTGGCGCGGGTGGTCATAAGGACTTGCGGGTTTTGAGGATGTCAATCATGAGTTTAAGGGTGCCGGACATCTCGTTGAGCTTGATGGTGATACTGTTGAGGCGCTTGTGCATGTCGTCGGTGGTCTTGGCGTGGAGGGCCTTGAGCTCCGCCACCTCCTCACGGGTCGCGTACTTGTCCTCCATCAAGAAGCGCTGGGGATCGTCGGATTGCTGCGGAGCCTTGCGGCCCTTGACCACCCACCATGTCCCGGACGAGCCGAGAGCAACGCCGAGGATGGTGCCTACTGCCTCCGGTGAGATGCCTGCGGCGGCGTCTGCTATCAGGTTGAGCATCATGATTGGAGCAGTTGGGCCAGCGTGGCGGACCCGGTGGTGTAGGCGTGATGGAGGGTGGCCGTGGACAGCTCGCCCAGCTGGACATGTCCGGGGTCGTAAATGGACTTGAAATCCCCGCCCCATACCAGCCCCAGCTTATGGGCCAGGGCCGCCACGGGCTTGTAGATGGAATTCGCTCCCTCGCTGGGCGTCCATACGTCCTTGCCGTCGACAAACAGGCAGACGTCACCTGCAATTCCGAAGTTGTGCATGCTCTGCCCTCCTTTGGCTCTGGTTACTCTGGGCCTCTTGCCGTAGAGTCTGTCCTGCTCCTCATACGTGCGGATGCCGCAGATGAGCTTCCAGTCGGCCAGGCCTCGCAGGGCCGTCATCATCTGGCGCACCTTGAGCGCGGCCAGGGGCTGGAGGGTAAGCAGGTTGTCCTCCGTGCGCTTGTCCAGCCGGCCGTAGCGGGTCTGGAGCTGTTGATGGCTCTCGCGCCACAGGGCCGCCGCCTTGCGGGTCAGCGGGCCTGTCAGGCCGTCAAGCCGACCCCGATAAAAACCGGCGAATTTCAGGGAGCGCTGCCAGGACAGCGTGTCGGATTGTAATGCTGCGTAAATCATGATAGCTGACAGTTAAGAGTTGCTCACTTGGAGGTGGCTTGTACTACCGGAGCCACAACTGCCTCCGGGGCGGCCTGTGACCAGAGCAGCTTGTGCTCCGTGCGGTCCACTACCAGAGAGGTGCCTCCACGGATGACTATCACCTGCCCGTCGCTCAGGCTGACGCTGGCGGCCACAGGGTCTGCGTCCGTACTGCAGGATCCGCCCAGCAGGAGCATCAAGGCTCCCAGGACGACCATCAGGCGGGAGGTCCCGGATAAGGGTGAGGAGGAGCCGGAGCTGGGGGGGATGGACGACGGATCCTGATCAGGATCCTGACTCCGGTCCTCCACGGGGGATGTGGCGTCCTCCCCGGTAACAGGCGATGGAGAGAGGACGCCGGCCGGCACTGCGGACTGGCCGCTCTGGCCATCCTCTCCGGCAAGCTGGTATTTGCCGCCGCTTATAAACTGCAGCAGAATGTTGACCGCGCCAAGGGCGCTGAAAAATTCAATGGGGTTACTGTCCAGCCAGGCCCGTACATCGGGGATAATCAGAGCCAGCAAGGCTGCCAGGTTGGTCCAAAAGTATTTGGACAGATAAAAAGGCGTTTTTCCGGTGACGGTATTCCCGGCTCCACCCGGAGCCGGGATCTCGTCATGCGCACCAGTATTATCAGGAAGCGGGTTGTTGTTCATGAGGGCACCTTAGCCCATTTCCGGCAACCCTCTGTTGCGTTTGGCGCGTTTGGCGCATTTGTTGCATTTGGCTTAAAAAAAATCGAATGTATCCTGCATCAGGCGGGCCTGCCGGATGGCACGGCTCTGGCTATGCGCCGCCAAATCCTCCACCTGACGGCGGTAGAGCAGCCTCTTTTGGCCCGCCGGATTGGGACGCCACGCGATGAGATGGCCATGCAGCACCATGCGCCGGACTGTCTGCGAGGATACTCCCAGCAGGGCCGCTGCCTGGGCAATGGTACAGAGCGGCCCGGAGGCCCAGCGTTTGAGCGTCTTGTCGTCCATGCCTCGACCTTACCACAATGTTGAGCCCCTCTCTAACGGCTGGCAAAAAAAGCCCCCTGCAGGGATGCTGCAGGGGGCGTGCGGGAAGTCAGGACGGCAGAACCAGACCGAGACGGTCGGTGGCGATACGGTGGTAGTCGGACGACAGCTCAATGCCCACGGCCGTGTGTCCCTTGTTGCGGGCCGCCACCAGCGTGGTGCCGCTGCCGGCAAACGGGTCCAAAATGCGCGAGCCGGACGGCAGGATGGTCATGAGGTGCTCCATCAGAGGGACCGGCTTGCCCGTCAGGTGGAGCTTATCCCTGGGGCGGATCGGCTCGCGCACCACTCCCGGAGGACAAAGCCTGACGGATTTGTCGTATCCTCCGTGCGTGGCGGTCAGGACGTACTCGGCCTGGTTGCGGTACAGCCCCAGCTGGGGTCGGCAGCTTTCCGTTTTGTCCCAGGGGATGATGCCTCTCCACGTCCAGCCGGCAATCTGCAGGGCGTCCGAGGTCAGGGGCAGTTGACGCCAGTCCGTAAATACCATCAGCCAGCCGCCGGGGCGCGTCAGGCGCAGGGCCTGCTCCATCCACCGCACGGACCACATCAGGTGGGTACGCTGGTCGCGGTTGTCATTGGCAAATGTCGGGTAATATTTACGGGTTCCGGACAGCTGGTACTTGACGCGCGGGTCTCGATCCCTGGCGGCCGTAGAGAGGCCTCCGCTGGCGTAGGGCGGATCAGTAATCACGGCATCGTAGGATGCCTCCGGCATGGTCGACATCAGGGACATGCAGTCCCCGTGCAGCATGGTATATGTGTTGGTCATCGGACGCGAGCATAGCTCGCTCAAACGTCCTTCTCTAACGGCACAACAAATTTATTATAAATTTGTTATGTTTGTTAGAGATATGAAATTTATGATCAGTGTGTTGCGCTGTGTCATACGTCAATCAAGATCGAGGACGACGTAGGACAACGTAGACATGTCCTTCTCCTCCTCTGGTCCTGTCAGCATCATGTACAACCCCCACAAATGAGCAAACCTGCCACCCATCTTGCATAAACTTATCAAGATAATCTATTTTGCCGTCAGCAAACAAATATAACCTCTTGCATTGATATTCATAATCTTGCTTATATGTTTTGTGGATTGTCTGCTTATTTAGTTCGTGGATGTACTGGATATCAGTTGAGAGAGTACGCAAATAATACGCAATTATTCCAGTCGTGATAACAAGGACAGTCCCTACAACAATTACAAAAGTTCGTAAAATATTATTCATAACTATTTAATCTGTAATTATTTGAGTTAATGAAGAAACTGTCTCAGTTAAATTGCGTAGTCCTAATTTAAATGATGCTAATTTTGCTTCGGCAGTAGCTGCTCGTTGTTGCCACTTAGTATCATTAGGAGGATTATCACCAGTTAATAACCATTCCATCGACACGTCCAGAGCATTAGCAATCCTGTATAGTTCCCACGCTCCTGGTGTTTGCACATCTGATGACATGTAGCGAGATATTGTTACAGGAGAAATATTTACGCGTTGCGCTAACTCTCTCTGTGTTATTCTCTTCTGTTTAATTGCATATTTTAGGCGCTTGGAAAATTGCCCTAGCTGTAAACTTTTTTCTTGCATAGAAGTTAACACAGATGTTAATTCGTTCTTGTAACGAGTAACGCAGTCACGCGTTACAAAACAAACATCTAACATAATGATCTCAACAACACAAGAGCCGACCGCCATACAGCGTCTACTGGCAATGGGATGGACTATCAGTGATGCTGCCTTATTTCTAGGTGTGTCCCGACAACATCTTTATATGGTGCTGACGGGACGTCGTGTTTCTAAGCGACTAACAGCCAAAGTTGATGCACTGCCTTATCGCAGATTAACAAGGATGAGGAGGAGCAAGTAACTATGTTGCGGACTGTCGCCAATATCATTGCCGCCATAGCGGTCATGGCCCTGGCATTCCTGGGGATGGTCAAGGTGGGAGGCTGGTATCTGGATACGGAGGAGCGGCAGGTGCGCGACGGCCTCAAGGACCCGCGCACGGCCATCCTGCCAGTCATGGAAAGGCCACACGATGATGGACGACACACCCGTTGACATGGACGCGCCCATGACGGCCGAGGAATGGGCCATCTGGGCCGCCATTTGGAACATCCCGGAAGTGCGACGCCATTACCGGGTGCCTCACGACGGCCCGCTCACCTGCCCGGAACTGGCCCATTACCTGGGATTGTCCGACAAGGCTGTCTGGGAGCTGCAGGACAAGGCCCTGGTCAAGCTGAGGGTGGCCCTCAACCGTTACATCCTGCAGCAGGAAATCAATCGTCAACAACATTTCAACCAATGAAACACGAGCTTATGATAACCGCGGAAACGCGGGTGACGCTGGGCGTCAGCGAAGCCAACCGCCTGCACCGGTATGCCCAGGCGCAGGCAGAGATGGCGGCATGCGCCGGGCGCAATGCCGTGATGGCAGGCCTCAAGCTGGGTAAGCTGCTGACCGAGCTTAAGGCCGCGACTCCCCATGGAGAGTGGGGAGATTTATTCAAGGCCGGGTCAAATTTAACCCATGGGTTCAATTTCGATTTTACCCAAAAAACAGCTAATCAGTATATGCCAAATGCGAACCATGGTTCGCATTTCGAATTTACCAAAAGGACAGCAGAAAAATACATGCGCTGTTATAAAGCGGCTAAGGCCAGGCTCTCTGCCACCGAATCCGCCCAACTGGACGCCACTCTGAATGACCGGACGGCTCCATCCCCCCCTCCGGAACTGGTAGCCAAGGCCACCGACGGAGCCGAGACACCCCGGCAAATGATGCTCAACCTGGGCGTGATTGCCACCCGCAAGCGGACAACGCACGACCGGGTCAAGCCCCTGGGCTTTACCGGCTCCGGCAACCCTGACGGGGCGCAGGCCCTCACCCCCATGGATAAGCTGGCCAATGACCTGGCCGCCCTCAATCTCCCCCCGGAAGAACTGGAGCGCCGCCGGCACCAGGCCGAGCAGGACGCGGCCGGTCTCCTCAAACAGCTGGGAACCTTTGTCGACCAGGGCTACGTCCACCTGCTGCGCCTCCAGGAGCGCGAGCTTTTCGCCGATTCCCTGGCCGCTTACGCCCGCAAGGTATCCGATGCCGACGTGCAGAGCGTCAGGGCTACGATGGATGGCATAGTCAACGGTACAACAACACTTTAAGATAATGGACTTTAATATCACCATGGACGATCTGCCGCTGGTGGAGCGGGACAGAGTGCTGGCCCTCTATGCGGCCTGCAAGCGCATCAGGGAGGCCAGCGTGTGCCGAGGCAACAAGATGAGAGCCATTGGCGAGGCGGCGGCCTTGTGCGGAATATCCGCCGTGAGCATGCGCCGCTGGTATGACATCTGGAGCGCCGCCAACGAGGATCCACTCTCCCTGGTGGACCGCCGCTACCGTAAAATACAGGCGCGCAGCCGCGTCACCCTCAGCAAATTCCTTGCCTACTGGCACGGCCTCTGCACCCGGTGCCAGCGCAACGGAGGCATCCCCACGGCCCGCCAGCTCCTGCTCAAGACCTGGACGGAGAGGCGCGACACCATCCCCGGCTATGAGGACTGGCCGGGCTGGCCGCGCGTCCCCTCCGGCTGGAGCCTGCGCAACCTGCAGAGGCTCGCTCCCCAATCTCTGGAGACGGTGGCGCTCAAGCAGGGCATCCGGGCCGCCGCGCCCCAGCTGGCGCAGGTACTGGCCACCCGCGAAGGGCTCTGGCTGGGCAGTCATTTTCTCTTTGACGACGTCTGGCTTGACTTGATGGTGCTTTCCGGGCGGGACAAAGGGCAGCCCCTGCAGCTGGGCGTGCTGGAGTACCTTACGGGCAAGCGTGTGGCGTGGGGGCAAAAGATACGCCGCCGCGATGAGGAGACGGGCAAGATGATCCATCTTAACCAGCGGGATATGCGCAGCATCCTGGCCCTGTGGGGAGCTACCGTCGGGTACTCGCCCAAGGGGACGACGCTCGTCGTCGAAAACGGAACGGCGGCTATCAGCAAGGAACTGGAAGACCTGCTCTACCATGCCAGCGGCGGCCTGATCAAGGTGGACCGCTCCGGCATCGGAGGCGTGCGCCAGACGCTCAAGCAGGGCCACGGTGGCCGGGGCGTGGGCAACCCGCGCCACAAGGCGGCGCTGGAAAGCTACCACAATCTGCAGCACAATCGCATCAGCCATCTGCCGGGAGCCACCGGCCACGACCGCACGCCCCCGGAAACCCTGCACGGGCTGGTACGCGCCGAGGAGCAGCTCATCAAGGCGATGGACAAGCTGCCCGCGGACAAGGCCGGTCAACTCAAGCACTACATGCTGACCATGGACGAGCTGAGCCGCGAGTTGACCAAGATAGTCAGCGACATCAACACGCGCACCGACCACAGGCTGGAGGGCTGGGAGCGATGTGGGTTCATGGTCGAGGAGCTACGCCTCTCGGCCTCCGCCTCCTGGACGCCGTCCTCCGAGGTGGAGCCGTCCATGGCCGCCCAGATCATCCGCACCGCCTGCGAAACCGGGGCCGACCTGGTGCGCCGGCGCCGGATGAGCCCCTCCGAGGCATGGGCCTGCGAGGAGGCCAAACCGGGCAACAGGCTCATCAAGCTGCCCCCCTGGTGCATCTGCCAGATCCTGGGCACGGACATGGCCCGCCCCATCAAGGTGGCCAGCGCCTACATCCGGATGCGCGACAAAACCATCCGTGACGAAGACCTGATTTACGAGGCCCGCGTGGCGACTCCTGACGGAGCCGTCCGGGTTCTGGCCCACGGCACGTACCAGGGTTACGTCAACCCCTACGATGACAATCAGCTCTTTGTGTGCGGGCAGGACGGCCGCGTCATCGGTACGGCCTCCCTCGTGCAGAGGGTCTGCACGGCGGATACGCACGCCGTGGAGCAGGCCATGGGCAAGGCTGCCGGGTATCGGGAGCAGCAGCTGGAATATGCCCGCATCATCGGAGCCAATACCGAGGCGGATATCGTCCGCAAGCGCGAGCACAATAGGCGCCTGATGGGGGGCAAGCCGGTGACGGCAGCCGAGTATGCCCAGGCATACTCCCTCACCCCCACTCCCGCCGATAAGCGGACCGTGACCAGGGCAGCCACGGCGGCGGCCGAGTCCATGCCGGACATCAGCCTCATCCCCGCCAGCGGCAGCAATGACGACGAGCTGCCCCACGACCTGCCCGATGTAAGATTTTTATAACATAACAGACACAATAATAACAATATGGACGATATTACAAAAATCAACAACAATGCCAACCTGAGCAGGTATCTGGACCGCATTCAGGATACGCCGTACAAACCGGCTCACAAGAAGATGCTCACCGACCTGATCAACTACGCAGTAGACCATGACTGGACGCTGCGCACGCTGGCCGACAAGCTGCCGGTGAGCACGACGGTCATGCACCGCCTGCTGATTGGCGCTTACCAGGCCCCGACCGGCCCTCATCTTTCCAAGCTTGATGATCTGTGCGGTCTGCTGGCCCTGCGCCAGCAATCAGCGTCTGACGGGCCGTTTATCGAGACTGCTCTGGCGCGCTACGTGATGCAGATTGCCGAGCTGACCCACGTCAACCAATACGCCTCCATGCTGGTGGGCAAGACGCAGTGGGGCAAGACCTGGGCGCTCAAAGAGTACGCCCGCCGCCATCCCGGTACGGTTATCATGGTGCGCTGCCCGGTGGTCACCAGTCCGGGACGGCTGCTCTACCGCATTGCCGCCCAATTAGGCCTGTCGGTCAAGGGGAATACCGAGTTTCAGATTGCCAAGATTGTCAACCGCCTGACTCCGGAGCACCTGCTCATTGTCGACGAGATCCACCACGCGCTGGACAGCGACAAGACCGGACGCAAGGGCATTGAACAGCTGCGGGAGATCTACGACGAGACCCAGTGCGGCATGCTCCTGGTGGGCACGCCCGTCCTGGCCGAGTACGTTGAAAAAAATGACAAGTGGAAAGGCATCCTGGAGCAGACCTCCAAGCGAGGGGCGGCCAATATCTACCGCCTCCCGGACCATATCGAGACCCGCGACCTAGAAACCCTGTGGACTTATTACGGCTATCCGTCCCCCAGCCGGGCCATGCTGGCCACCCTCAAGCAGCAGGCCAATTTGTACGGATTCGGCAAGACCACCAAGCGCCTGCGCAAAGGGGTGGAGGCCGCCAACAATGCCGGGGTGGACCTTACATGGGACTACTACCTGGCCGCCGTCCGAAAACTTGAAGAAATGGAAGCCGGCAAGATGCCGGAATACGTATAACCCCCCCTCAAAAAAATCATGCGCAAGAAGACCATTAAATACACCATCGTTGACCTGGGAGGAACCCGATATGTGGTCCTCCGCCTGGCTGACCTCGACGCCCTCATCACCACGCATCACAGCCTTTCTCTGGAACTTATCCCGGTATTGAGCGAGGCGCAGTGGGAACGGCACCGTCAGCTGCTTTACATCACCCAGCATATCCATGTTGATCGGGTCAGCCATTGCAAGGTGGCCCTCCTGACCAAGACGGACTATGACTCCCTCAATCTGGCCATATCCCATCTGCACGCCCTGCTGGGCAATATCCGCCTGGCCAGCATCACCGTCGGTCCCACCGAGGCCGACCAGCCTGACTCAACTTCCAACCAATAACACCACCATCATGTACAGCACCAACACTAACAATCAACAGGACAGGGGGCGGCAAGCCCCCAATGTCAAACCGGCTCCCAAGGGAGGCCAAACAATGAAAGATATGTTTACCGCCACACCTGCGGAGCGTGAAATCATTGAACGCATCGCCAAGAGGGCTGCAGATATCATGCGCAGATTCATCTCGCCAGATCGTCGGATGGGTGAGGATGACATCATGATGTATCTGGAGGCCTGCCATTGCAACGGCTGCCCCCTGCGGCTGGAGGATATGGCATCAGGTGACCATTTCAGCCTGATGCACGATATTTACGGTATCAGCTCTCACATTAACACAGCCACGGGAGAGCTGGATAAGCGTTTCCTGCCTCGCTTTTTTGATGCTTCCAAAGAGGACCACCGTCATGAATGAGGACATCTACTGCTATTACCACCGGCACGCGCTCCTGGAGATCATCCAGCGCCATGGGCAGACCTATGCGGTCTGCCCGGAGTGCCGAAGAATCATGACCGAGGGCATCCGCTCAGAGCTGAACCGCGCCAATCACGGCAATCATCTTTCATCCGATGATCTGGTACACAAGCTGATCAACAGAGCCGAGCCTGTTAATCCCATCCCTCCCGTCTACATCTACATTGACCAGCCATGACCTACGATCCCAATACACTGGCCTATCTCATCGGCCTGCAACTCTCCCGCTTCCCCGGCGCGTGTGATCACTGGGTAGTCTGCGACCCCCGCTGGCCGGGCATGATCGCCATCCGGCTGGAGCAGCTCGGACAATACTACGTCCCTGTAGATGGAGAGCGATTTCTGGAGTGGCTCAGCGCCACGCCAGACCTTACCTGGCAGCATGTCGTTAACATGCTGGCCAAAAAGAGAAAACAACTCAACAAGAGAAATACACAATAACAATGGACAATGAGAAATATACATGCCCGCACTGCGGCAAGCTCAGACCCGTCGATCCGTCAACTTTTAAGGTTGGAGATGTGGTCTACGTCAACCAGACCTGTATGACCAGCAGCAGGTCTGCCAACCGAACCAGAATATCACTCAGATCAGCCGGATATGATGGGGTTATTGAGGATATATTGTCAGGTGATAAGGCGGTGGTCCGGAGAGGCCTCAAGGGACACGGCAAACAATACACCGTGGCTCTTGCCGATCTTACTCCGGACGATGCTCCTGGGGTACTCACTTACGTCCTGCTGGGGCAGTGCCAATGTAACCAACAACCAACTACAGACTGCAATGGGTAAAATACGCACAACCACTAAAGCAACCGACCAGCAGGTTATTAAGGACAAGGCTGAATTTTGTCAGACCCTGGACGACATCGCCCGCAAAGGCGTCGAGCTGGATACCTTGCAAGCCGCCAAGGAGGCCGCCATGCAGCAAGTGCTCACGGATCACGACCCCAAAATCAGCGAGCTGACCAGGGAGATTGACCGGCTCACCAAACTGGCCGAGCAATGGGCATCCCCCCGCAGGGACGAGCTGTTTTCCAAGGGCCGTAAATCCGGCACCACCGCCCTGACTACCTACGGCTACCGCCTGGGGCAGCCCTCCCTCAAGCCTGCCAAGGGCTGGACGTGGGACAAGATTGTCGCCCTGCTCAAGACTACGCGCCGCAAGGCGTACCTGGTCACCAAGGTGACTCCTGACAAGGATGCGATCCGCCAGCATGTCAAGCCTCACAAGCTCGCCAAGCTGGGGTTGGAGATCAAACAAGTGGAGACTTTTTACGTAGAGAGGAGTACCAGGGATGACTAAGATTGAGGTTAAAGACTATGGATTCCAGACCCTGCTGACTATCTGGACGGGCACTGATAGAGGAGGAGCAACAGCCACTCTTGTCTATCTGACGCCCAAGCAGCGGCAACAACTGATCAAGGCTCTACAAAATCCCGGTCATGAACAATAAGCCACTTACCAAGCGACAGATCGCCGTACTGTCCATTATGGCCGGCAAGGCCTACAAGCGTATCCAGTCCCAGGGCTGCCCCCTCCCGTCTCTGAGAGATTGGAGGCACGACGAGGTCTGGGCAGCCACAGGGATCACCGAGTCATTGACCAAAGCCACCCAGGAGCACTACGTACCTATCTATAATAGGCTGGCATCCTATCTTGGCTGTGCGCCTGTCAAGGACCGTACCTGGTCGGAGATGGACAAGGCCATCCACAATCTGCGTGATGCCATGCAGCGCTATGAGATAACTCCGGACTATCTGGCCGAGATTGTGCGCGACCAGCTGCACCTGCCTTGCACGGGCCGGGATGTGTACCAGGCATTGCGCAACTGGGCCGCCGTGGAACACGTCCGGCACCTGACGTACACCGTCATCAACCGGGGACGGGCGGAGACTCGCAAGATGGTCGCTGAAACCGGGCAGGAGACCTACGAACCGCACGCTGATCCGTGCACTATGCCGCCCGGCAAGCTGGCTGATCATGTCGGGGCTGTACGTATTGTTCCCACTCCTGGGCCTCATAAGCCCACCGCGCGGGGATTCCACAGTAATATATGGATGCCAGATCAGGAGGTGCAGCCATGAATGATCCTACTTATCCGCTCACATGGCCGGAGGCGCTCATGGCTGCCAAGGATGGGGCCGTCATTGAGTGCTCCGCCTGCAATCCTGAATATGGTAATATCACGGCCATATACGATCCAATCAACCATGTCCTAGTGGATTGGATATGGACGGACTGGGTTTTGACTCCGGACGCAGCTGACATCGCTGCCCCCTGGCGTATTGTCTCACCAGATAGTGAGGAGGTGCTGCCATGAGCAGGAGGCTTGCTCTGATACCCTTGCGTCCTCGGTACTGGGATATGTACCGGGATGGTTCCAAGATATGGGAGCTGCGCAAGGTCTTCCACTCACCCAGAGGGGTGGATGGATTGATCATCTACGCTACTGCCCCGGTATCACGGATCGTTGGCGAGGTTGACCTGATTAGTACCCATGTCGGCTATGTCAATGATGTATGGGATGTCGTCAAGGATGGCTGCGGTATTACGCGCAAGCAGTACGATCTATACTACCAGGATCAGGAGATAGCGATCGCATACCGCCTCGGCAATGTCTATGATTACCCTACCAGCCTGGGGATGCTTCCAGCTCCTCAGGGATACCGATATCTTAGGCAAGAGATGTATCATCAATTCCGATGCCAGACCGGACGCCCCCGCCTGGTGCATGCCTCCTGTGGATGCGCGGATTGAAATAACAAACCATCATGAAAACCTTAAAGCCGGGCGATAAGCTTAATTGCTATGTGATCTTTATCAATGAAGGGTGGAAAGGGGTGAATTTAGGGTGAATAGGGGTGAACGCTAGAAAAATCAAGGGGTGCAAGCGTTGAGTGATCAGAGAAAGAGAGTGTGGAAAATGTCGGTGTCAGAAGAGGAAATTATCAAGCATCGTGGAAAATAATCATGGTAAGATGTCCCGCATGTGTACACCTGCATATTGCATCCCCTTGTATGGCTCCATGACTGTTATCTCGCCCGAAGACCGAAGGAAAAAGAATCCGCAAATTTATCATCTCCATGATACCGCTGTCGTGTTGATGTGGACAACTCGTGAGAGAAGCAAGACGACATGCTGGGTGCGGGATGTGCTCGACAACGTGTGGATTGTGATCAGGAACGAAAGAGAAGATGATTGAAAAGAAAAAGGCCGCCAGGAACAACCTGACGGCCTGAATTGTATCTGCCCAGTGGGCTAATCATCGCAACATAAAGCACGGACAAAAGGCGTCATTTCCTCGCCCTGATGATCCTCCAGCAGTTGCTCTATCCTTTCGTCAATGATACACAGGACAGTAGAATAGAGACCATCAGCATATAGTGACTGCTTGGTAGCGACAACAAGCATCTGGATGGCTAAATTGGACTGTTGACCATTGCGATCAATAACGTAGCAATTAAGCTTATCGCCCGGCGTTAAGGTTTTCATGATGGTTTTTCTGTTGTTTCAATCCGCGCCCCACAAGGGGGCGAAAAGAGTTAGAATGGGAATTGTACGGCGTTTTTCCATCCACGGGATGTGGAAGGATTGGGTACAGGGAACTCGTCAACGATGACGGCCCCATCCTTGGCAGCCATGAGCGCCTCAGGCCATGTGAGTGGATAGTCAGGATCACTCATGGCTGCACCTCCTGATCTGGCATCCATATATTACTGCGGAATCCCCGCTTGGTGGACTTATGCGGCCTAGGAGTGGGAACAATACGTACAGCCCCGACATGATCAGCCAGCCTGCCGGGCGGCATGGTGTCGCGGCGGGCATGCGGCTCGTAGGTCTCCTGGCCGGTCTCGGCGGCCAGCTTGCGGGCCTCTGATCGTCCCCGGTTGATGACGGTGTACATCAGCTGCCGGACGTGTTCCACGGCGGCCCAGTTGCGTAATGCCTGGTACACATCCCGGCCCGTGCAAGGCAGGTGCAGCTGGTCGCGCACGATCTCGGCCAGATAGTCCGGAGTTATCTCATAGCGTTGCATGGCATCATCAAGCAGGTGGATGGCCTTGTCCATCTCCGACCAGGTACGGTCCTTGACAGGCGCACAGCCAAGATAAGATGCCAGCCTATTATAGATAGGCACGTAGTGCTCCTGGGTGGCTTTGGTCAGTGACTCGGTGATCCCTGTGGCAGCCCAGACCTCGTCGTGCCTCCAATCCGTCAGAGACGGGAGGGGGCATCCCTGGGACTGGATACGCTTGTAGGCCTTGCCGGCCATAATGGACAGTACGGCAATCTGTCGCTTGGTAAGTGGCTTATTGCTCATGATCGGATTGTTATTCGGGATTTTGTAGAGCCTTGATCAGTTGTTGCCGCTGCTTGGGCGTCAGATAGACAAGAGTGGCTGTTGCTCCTCCTCTTTCAGTGCCTGTCCAGATAGCCAGCAGGATGCGGAAGCCATAGTCTTTAACCTCAATCTTGGTCATGCGCTGATCCTTTCCGCCGTGTCGGTTTTTGGTTCTACCCAGTAAGCCTCCGTCTGCTCAATGCGCAACCCTAGGGAGGCCAGCCGCTCGTCATCCAGTTCGGCCTTGAGTTTATCCTTGTCGGGCTTGGGGTCGGAAACTTTGAGATAGGAGGTCAGGCCCATTTCCCTGATTCTGGCGCAGACGGCCCCCCAGGTGAATTTGCGGGAAAGCAGTACCAAGGTGGGGTTGCCCAGCCGCCAGCCCCAGCGGGCTTTGCCAGTTTCGCCGGACTTGGCATCTCCTTGCAACAGATTTTCCCGGTTGCGGGTGGCGTATTGCTCGGCCTGGGCCAGCTTGACGGCAATCTGGTTGTTGAGACCTTTAATCACGCCGCCGTATTCTTCACGGGCGGCCAGAATGGCCTTGTCCAGCTGGGCCTGTGCCTTGTCTCGCTTGACGGTCAGATCGGCAATCTTGTCCAGGCATTGTTCATATTCGGCCAATGTGGACAGCCCGGTGTTGCGTGTTGTTATTTTAGCCATTGTTGTGTGTGCGTTTTTTGTTAAGTGATTTTTGCTTGCGGTGGATTGTTTGGAGAACATCTTTCAATGTCCGTTTGGGGTCAGTAATCCAGTCATAGAATTCTTGTCCCTTGACCGGAATCCATACATCCCCAACCCGCTCTATCTTGATGGCAACTTTCCCAGGCCAGCGGGAATCGCAGTTTGTCCAAGCGTTACCAAGACCGGGGAAACGGTTTAATTCCATGCAGATTTTTGTGCAGATAGTTTCAAGTTCAATAGTCATTTTTTTTGTTCTCAAGATTCTTTCGTTGATGGCAATGCGCCATTTTATCTGTTTAGAGGAAAGGGTCCTCTTACGCCATGTTTCAGAATAAAATATATATTCAGTGTTATTAATAGTTTTGTTGATCAATGCTTCCCGTAAACATGATAGATTAAGCGGTTTAGTAATATCCTTCTGAACTCTCCGTATAGCGGGAAAATTTTTGGATACATTAATATTCAGAATTTTTTTCACACAACAGTTCCCTACAATGAGAGAAATTCCGTTGTGAATATTCCGGATTACACAATGTTCAATGATGAGATGGCCGCAAATACACGTTCCAAATTCTCCGTCTTCGGGAAAATACGTTTCTACGTGTCTCCATTCCAATTTAGCAAGGTGGAAATTTTGAGATACGGAACATGCCAGCAGTTTTGACTTGAATCGACGAATATGGGAATTATTCATTTTTTTCTTTTTTCTGTTCGTGAGGTATGCATGAAATGCGCCCTCACTATTCAGGAGCATTTTCAAAATACATTTTTTCCTCATATATATTTCCCTCTCGTCTCTTTCAGAAAACTGCCGGCTTCCTCATTTGGTCACTTTTCTGCCACTAGGTCTTTCATGATAGTTATGATGATCAAAGGTTAGTTTTTTCTTGCTGAATTATGGCTTCCCACAAGGAAAATCTCATCCTTGAGTAACCGTCCGAGCACAGTGTACGGCGTCGCCAAAGTGCCGCAGTTTTTATTGCTGTTGGTGTTGTACATGATAGTGGAGTGGGTTAGTCATTTTGATCATCATGAAGGGCAATCAGGCGGTTAAGCTTTCCCAGCATGGCTTCCCTCTGATTTTCGGGAATGTTCACGGGCCAGTCCTGGCCCGTGCGGATGATGTTCTTTAGTTTGTTCCTTTCTTCCCAATCCACCACGATGCGGGCGCATTTGCTGTCTGCCCGCATGGTGGAGGGGGTGATGTAGGTGCGGATGTCCAGCGAGCCGTTGGCATACCGGATCAGGGCAATATATAAAGGAGCGGGCATGGTCAGGAGGCAGTGGCCAGTTTTTCCAGTTGCTTGTGAACGGCTACAAAATAGCCCCACGTAAATTCCTTGCCGGCCTTGCGGGCGGTCGTGGCTCCGGAACGCATGCGCTTGGTATAACGTCCCAGGCCGTACTGCTTGACCATTTCCTGCACGATTTTGAGCGTGGCCGGGTCGGGGTCCGGCAAGCCGAACGCCTGCCAGACGCGCTGCTGGTCGGCATAGGTGATGTTCTTGGGCAAGTAGATATTGATGCCGCGCAGGATGGTCTGGCTCAACACACCTTCCCAGCTCGCGGGCATCCCATGCCATTTCACCTGTCCGTTTTTGGACTGACCGGAAAGGGTCTTCCCCCATACATCCGTGCCTACCAGAGCCATGCCGCAATGCGTTTCATCATAGATTTCCCGCAGGGTTTCTATGGTTTTGAGGCCCCGCGCTCCGGTCATGCACACCTGATGCACTTCGTCAAAAATCAGGAGATGGGACGGAGTAACCGTCTGCTTGATGCGGTCCACCATCTTTTCATAGCGCAGGTTTTGCCCAAGGCCCAATTCACGGGCAATCAGGTTCACGACACGCAAGGCGGAAGGGGACGTGGGTATGCGTACCAGTACCACACGGCTGGTGTCGCAACCGGCTTGACGGTCGGCAATATCCTTGCGGCGCTTGTATTCTTCGCAGGCCCAGGTTTTACCTATTTGCGGGTTCCCCACCAGGCTGACAATCTCCTGGTACTCCACGGAATATTCAAAAGCCTGGCTGATTTTGCGGAATATGTCCGTATCAACAAACGGGATGCCCGCAACCCATGTCTTGTTGTTGTACCTGCGCCGGAAGTTGGCAATGCTGTTCACCACCTGGTCCGGAGCGGCTTCACGGCTCTCATAAAAGAGTTTGGAAAGCGTGGAGGGGGAATACCCCACAGTCTCGGCGGTTTGCTTGAGCGTCCATCTTTCCTGTTTGGCCGTAGCCACCAGCCAGGCAAGCAAGTCCTTGGTTCGTGGATCGTAGCCGGATGCCGCCAATGATGCGGCGTAGTTGTCCCAGAGGGACTCGGTTGTTTCTATGTTTGCGTCCATGTTTTGTTATTGGGTTGGTTGTTTGAAAAAGGGGTTTAACCGGGAATCATGTCTTCCAGAGAAATGTGATATTCCGCTCCTGCTTCTGGTTCCGGTTCGTCTTCCCTGTCAGGCAGGGATGGAGCGGCGAACACGTCCACGCCGGGAACGGAGGGCGCGCCGGGCAGCGCGTCCTGGTCGTCCGGAAGGGCGTCATGCTGCTGGCGCGCCAGGCGGAGCACGGCATCATTGTGATCCTTGAGCGCAGCCACGCTTTCCCTGGCAGGGGCATTGCGGACCTTGTAATCCATCATCAGGTCTGCGCGGCGGGAAGCGATCAGCCCCATTTGGGATTTCACGGCGTCCTCGTCATGCCTGGGCGCTGCCACGCTCAACGGTGCCGCCCCCAGGATGCCGCCGCGCTTATCCAGCACGATCACCGTATCCGGCTTGAACGGGTTGATCACTACGTCGTGCTTGTCGTCCGCCAGTTCATGCCGCCGTCCGTCGTCAAGGTCTGTATAATAGGCGTGGTAGATGCGCGGCTCAGGAGAAAGCGTCTTGTCTTGCAAGGTCATGTACCCCCGTTTGACGGTCAGGGTACGCACCTTTTCCGGCCCCAGCAGGGTGACGTACAGGTCCAGCGGTATGCGCCAGAGTTGCTTTTTACCCTGCTCCCACACAGCGGCGGGAGACAGGCGCGTTTCCCGGAGGCGCGAAGGATCGGCCAGCACCAGCGCGCGGATAGCCTGCCATGCCTGCAATTCCGCTTGTCCCCTGGTGGGATCGGGCAGTTTGTTTTCCGGCGTCCATACTCCTTCCGCCAGCGCGTACTCGCGGATCATGTGGCCGCATTCCCGCCAGCCTTCCAGCATGTGGTTGGTGCGGTTGTTGATGATGGCGTACACGTCCCGCAGAATCAGACTGAACTGGTAAAAATCCAGAAAGGGGGATTTGATCATGTCGGCATACTCGCCCAGGCGCGGCAGCGCCTTGCACAGCTGGTTCTGGTAGGCGATCATGCCGTCGGTGCTTTCCGGCTGGCGGCGGTCGCGGCCTGACTGTCCGGGCAACGCCCCCAGTACATTGTGAATCAGGCTGTGCAGACATTCGATCATGGCTTTGTAGCGCGGATTACCCGCGCCGCGTCCGGCCCAGCCGCCCATCAGGGCGTTGCCGGCCCCGGTCATGCCGCCCATGCCCACGCGGATCACGCCGCCTGTGCGGTCGTGAAGCGCCGCGATGTATTTTTCGGATAGATTGGCCGTGCCGTGTTCCATCATCAGCAGGCAGCCATCCGGGTGGTAGCCGGTGGAATAAAGGATGTTGGCCAGAAAGAGGCGGAACATTTCATTATCCAGCGCTTTGCGTTTCTTGGGATCATCCGGCAACGTCACAAAGGGCATGTGCCCCCAATCGAACCGGCAGCCGGACGCAACGTCATGAGCGCCGAATTCCAGCACGCGCACAGGCTTGCCTGCAAAGGTGACGTAGTGGTCATGCCATACGTCGTCGAACATGTATTGACCTCCCACGGGCAGCCCCACGCGGGAAGTGCGCACGTAAGGCAGCACGGCAGCGGCGGCGCGCGATCCCCATTTGCCCTGCTGTTTTTCGGCCTTGGTGCGGGCCAGCACTTTGCGGAGATTGGCCGCCGAGCATCCGGGCGGCAATGTGGCCTTGGTCCAGTCCTCAAACCCCGGCACTTGTTCCCTGCCGGAAATGATGCGGTGCTGGATTTCCAGAATGCCCTGCTGCTCCGATCTCTGGTGCTTGTCCAGGATCGCCTTGCCCCAGGCAATGAAACGGGGGGAATGCACCCCCGTGTTGGCGGTGCGGGATTTAAGCGTGTTGCCATTTACCAAGGAACGCCAGTTGCCGGGGTCTTCACGCCAGGCATAGTATCTTTTTTTGGCAAGCCCCTTGCTGCATCCCATAGCCTTGGCCAGCCGATCAATAATGCCACCCGTGCCGCAAATCGGCAGGCCGGAAGGCAAATCAGAAAGGGCCGCCAGCCAGCAATAGACCCGGTCGCGGGTAGGCATATCAAGTGCCAGCCAGTCTGGATCATGGGCAGGTACGGGTACTTTTTTCATTTTTCTGTTGTTTTCAGAAGGTTGATTGGCTAGTTTTCGGCATGGAGTATTTGGTGAATTTCATAGCGGAGCACTGGTTTGAAATAGCTCTGTCAATAGGCACGGTATGGTTCGGATGTGTGTTCCCGGAATGGAGGAAAAAGAGAAAGATTCAGCTAGAAAAAGAAGCTAGGGAGTTAGCCAATTTATATGCCAACTTGAAAAAAGGTGATAATATCCAAAGAGGGATATACATTTTGCAAAATACAATCCAATTGGCGGTGTCTTGTGTTTATGAGGCGGTCTGGTGTGCAGCGTGGACCGTTATTCTTTTTGTAATTATAAGAACAGAAAACACTTTTATTATTTACTTAGTGGTACTTAATATTGGACTTTGTGGTGTAAAATTCTTCCTGGCTAAGCGCGACTTGGTATCTGCGGGGAAGAATGCGTTTGTATCTTTCTACAAGGATAAAATTGAAGAGGAAAATCCCGTAATTAATGAGAAGGATTAAGGAGACAAAGTGATCTTTCAGGAAATCTTTCATGATGTTATAATGATGGGATGTTAAAGCTGGAATTATCTCCCGTGGCGGCAAACACATCCGCCACGGGGAGGCTGTCCAGATTGCTGGGCCTGTCCTGGGCGGATTTTCGGGCGGACTGTACCTGGTCCAGGGTGGAGCGCAGCACGATTTCCAGGGCGGTCAGGTCGTCCTTGTCCAACAAGGCGTGGCGGCCAAGGTCGCAGAACTCGCTCAAGTCCTGGCAAAGTTTGTTTTTTGCGTAGGCGGCCAGCTTCCTGGCTTCCGCGAGTTCCGCTTCCGGATTGGTTTCTTTTTCCCTTGCCGGGCGTCCGTCAGGGTTGCCGGATGCCTGGAATCCGTGAGATTTGGGCGGAGTGACCACGCCAAAGTCAAAGTAGGCTTGACGAAGACTGTCGGCGTCGGACAGCTTGCCGATCTCTTCCAGCGTGCGGGCGTCTCGGCGGCCGCTTTCTATAAGCGCCACATCCACCGTGCCCAGCTTCCGGGCGCGCTTGAGCACTTCTCGGTAGAGTTTCATGTAGCGTTGAGCGGTCCTTTTGTCAAAAACGACACATGTGTCGTTTTTGGTGAATAAAGCTTTCCACTCTCCGTGCTGGGCTGCCGCTTTCATGCGTGCGAGCAACCCGCCCAGTACTACCGCAGTCATCCAGCGTTTCTGTTCAAGGGTTTGAATTTGCCCAGTCAATCCGGTGATCTGGCCGTGCAGCGCGTTGGCCCGGACGATTGCAATTTCCCAATCCCGGTTGGTAGTTGTCACCTCATTTTGAGGCATGATCTGAATCTCATATTTCATCTTTGAATTTTCTGAAAGCGATTTTGATTTTGCGCATGGCGGCGCGCTCAATGCTGAAAACCCGTTGCCGGGTCAGGCCCAGATAGAGGCCAATTTCCCGTTGCGTCAGGCTGCCGGCATGATCCAGGCCATAATGACGCCGGAATTCCGGCACCCGCCAGAGGGCCTGCCAAATGGCCCATTCTTCCTCCGTCATGGGGGTGTTCATGTTCACGTCGGCCTCAGGTTGCATGGCGTTACTTGGTGAGGGGTACAGGCAATACGGCGGTGCGGGCATCCTTGAGACCCTCGCGGACCTGGGCGGCTTCCTTGTCCAGGCAATAAACCACCGCCCAGGCCACCAGCCAGCCCATCAAGACCATAACAGTCACGGCACCAACAAATTCCGCAATATCCCGTATCGTGATCATGGTTTATTTCCTTGCTTTTTATCATTCCGTAAATCGGTTAATTCCTTGTCAGGCAAGGCAAGTAACGCATCAACGGTTGGTTTGTGTTTTCTCTCCCCCCGCACAACGCGACGTACATGACTGGGCGATTTGTTGATGGCATGTGCTGCTTGCGTAAAGGTGTATCCCTTGACGTTGTATAGCCAATGCACGGAGATGTTATCTTGTGCTGTCTCTGTAATCATGATAGGGTCTTTTTATGGCCGCCACTGTATGGCTTACTTTCCAAAAGTAATAATACTTCCATGAATAATCAAGGCAAAAATAATACTTCTGTGAATTTTTCTCTACGACTTTTGGAAATAATGAGACGTAGAGATTTGACACAAAAAGACTTAGCAACTTTGACAGATTTATCTCAAGGAGCTGTATCTAAATACTTAAGAGGAGTAAGCCTACCAAAATCGTTAGAACTTTATAAAATGTCAAAAGTTTTGGGCGTTCCAATGGAATGGCTCATGGGGGACGATGAACCATTATGTGAAAATGCTGATGATTACTGGCACCAAGAAGCTATTAGATTGAAAGCTAAATTAGATATGGCTGTCAGTACTCTGCAAGGTGCACTTCAATCTCTTACTTCTCAAAAATGATGAAATATCTCAATACAGCCATCTTGATTATTATTGTTATCATCCTCGGCATTCTCGTATTGAGGCCATGTCCCCCTCTCAAAAATTCTCCAGTACAATATGAGTATACTGTCACAGAGTTATATCCAACTAGCATAGTTGGTCGTGAAGTATTGCAACATCCATTTTATAAAAATCTTAACCAAGGTTGGGAACCTATAACTACATTCTTTTTATCATCAAATAATACAACTTGGTGCATAATGCGCCGCCCCAAACCAGCTCAATAGCATGACACAGCTAGAAATGGCTGACTGTAAATTTCATGCAGTCATTTTATTGTAACAAATTTACAATAAATTTATTATGCTGCGATACAGGTGTTAGATTTGCGTCTATAGTGGTGTGCATGAGCACCTTAGAAATACGCAAACAAACTGCCCACATGGGAACGCTGATCATTCGCCCGATCAGAAAAGATATTGCTAAAGAATTGATTATCAAAAATCATTATTCCCACAAATGGAATACTCCTTTCGGTTTGTATAACTTCGGAATTTTTAAAGAAACTGCCCCTGATGAATGTTTAGGAGTGGCGGTTTATGGCTGGCCAAAATGTCCACGAGCCAAGAATTACATTTCTGATGTACCTAATGGATGGATGTGCGAACTTAATCGGATGTGGATTGATGACGTGCTGGGAAAGAATGCAGAATCCATCCTCATCTCCGCATCCCTCAAACTGCTGCGCCTGTTTGATTCTTCCATTGTAGCTGTACAGTCATTTGCGGATGGAAGGCTAGGATGCGGAACCATTTACAAGGCAGCCAATTTTGATTATTATGGCTACCACATCACCCGCTTTTTTCGTGATAAATTAACGGGAGAAGTTTTCCAAGGGCAGGGATTAAGCAATGCTGATTGTCGCTCACGATTTCTTCACAAGAACATAGATTTGTTGCTTGGTAAGCTAGAATGTTTCGATGTTAAGACCTACCGCTATATTTACCCATTCCATAAATCCTTTGTTTTTACGGGAACAAAGAAGAAACCTTATCCTCCCTACGAGAAAGGAATCACCTCAGGAGTGGAAAAAATCAAGCCTGACCATTTAGTGGGGCGGCTCACTACGGTATTACAGGCTTTAGCTGCCAAATACCCCCACCAATAATAAAGCAAGCCGCCAGAAAAAATCTGGCGGCTTTTACATGGCCTGAAATATTGGAACAAGGCTGTTGCCCGTGTGTTATATTATGCACATGGACGCAAATATCACTCGCTGGGTGAAGGGGGGGACTTGTGGAGTGACGGAGGCCGCCCGGATACTTGGTTACAGCCAGGACACCGTGCGCCGGATGATTGAGGACGGCGAATTGATCGGTTGGCGTGCCAGGCGCGGAGGCCGTAAATTTTTGATGTACAGGGCGCAAGTAAAAGATGTCGCATCCAGGGCACAGGCTCAGGCGGTGCAGTATGCGCGGGACATGCAGCAACTGACGCTTCCCCTTTAATTTTGCCGCAAATGCCGCAAATACAGCTTTTGCGGCAAACGCCGCATTTGCCGCAAACGCCGCAGCACCATCCGGAAAGTGGGCTAAACTGTCCACATGAACGACGCGCAAAAACAAGATTTTAGAGCTGTAACGGATAGTGGAACGCATGACGAACAAGCCCTCACCCCGGCGTCGGGAGACGCCGGGGTGAGTGAGCCGGAGGCGAACGAATCAAACGCCGAGGCAGCTACCACGCAGCAAACGGCAAAGAATAATACGCCCTGGTATTTGAGCCGGACATTTTGGATCAACGCTGCCGCCCTGTTCTCTTTATTGGTGCCGGCAGTAAGGGATTGGCTTGAATCCAACCCTGTGGAATTTACAGCCGCCCTTGGGGCGGTCAACGTATTGCTCCGGTTTGTGACCGTGGGCAAGTATCAACTTGCAGAGCCGACCGGTGATCAGGATGGAGGCGCAGACAAGTCAGCGCCGAGAGCGTCCCATACATCCGGCGCCGGCGGCTCCGCTCTCTTGCTGATGATCGGCATGTCCCTGGTCATGATGACCTGGGCGTGCAGCAGCACGGACAAGCAGACTGCCGCCAGCGTGGCTCTTACTGACGGCCGGGTGGTGGTCATCCGTGGCGGGTCTTCCCTGGTGGTGGATCGTGACAACCACAGCGTTGCCTGGTCCCAGTCCACGCCGGAGGTGGTTGTGGTTCCTCCCGTGGTACAGGCTACTTCCAAGTAACCGGACTATTAACTTTAACTAATAACTATTAACTAATTGTGAAAGTAGCACTGGACATAGGGCATTGCTCCACGGGCGACCAGGGCGCAGTGAGCCGCGACGGCCTGGCCGAACATCCTTTTTGGGCGCAGTACACGCCGGCAATCGTCAGAGAACTGGAAAAGCTGGGGCACCAGGTGCGCGTCTTCCGGCGCGAGGATTACAGCCGCAGCATCAAGAATGAATGCGTAGCCATCAACGCCTGGGGAGCCGATGTAGCCGTGAGCCTGCATCTCAACTCCGCCGACAGCCCAGCCTGTAAGGGGGGGCATGAAGTGGTGCACTACGACGGCAGCAAGAAAGGCATTGCCCTGGCCAAAGCGATAGACGCGCAGTTTGACCTGATTGCGGAGCTGGCCGACCGCAACATACGGACGCCTTATGCCAACCGTGGCGACGTGTTTTTACAGGGCACCGTCTGCCCGGCTGTGATAGTTGAGGGGGCTTTCCTCTCCGTGGAATCCGATGTCAAATTTATCCGCAAAAAGGGTGAGGTACTGGCTCAGGCCGTTGCTCACGGCATCCATGCTTACGCAGTGCAATGTGGGGCGTAATTGCAGAGGCGGCGGCCACCATGGACGCCGGAGCGGTGGGCCAGATGCTGGCCTACTTAATGGGAGCCGGCGTGATCGGCGGGGGTGGGTACGCGATGGGCAAAGCGCGTAAGTCACCCCAGCAATCAGAGGATGCCCAACGCGTTTATCTGGAAGATAAATTCGCCACCCGTGAAGAAGTGGCCGAAATCAAGCAACAACACCGGGCGGAGGTGTCCGACCTCCACGCTCGCCTAACCGGCATCACGGTCAAGCTCAATGAGATGTACGGACAGCAAAACATGATGATTGAAATTCTTAAATCACGGAAATCACTATGAACCAACATGCCAAGGTTAAAATCGCTATCCTGCGCAGTCTCAAGAGGATGCCCAAGACCTACACGATGCGCGACGAAGCATTGCGCGCGGAGGTCTGTCTGGACGTTCAGCCGCGCCCCACGCTGCTGGAACTGGAAGACGCCCTTACGGACCTGGAACAATCCTCCTGCATTATCGGCACCCGCAATGATCTGACCGGGGAACGCAAGTGGATGATCACGGATGCCGGCATATTGCAGCTTGGACAGATATGACTATCCCGGATGCCATTGTCTCCGTCGCCTCCATGGCTTTCAGCTTAACTGCTCTCTATTTATTTTTCAAATACCGATGAAGAAACTCCGTCAGGACAGCGTAGCCGCCAATCTGCCGCCCTATCTCCGGGACGCGGTGGATGAAATGTTCTTTTCCGGGACGACCTACAAGGCTGTGCAGGAACGGGTGGCGGAAGACGGCATCAGCTGGAGCCTGACGAGCATCGCGCAGTATTACCACAACCACGTCCAGCCGCTGATGGCGACACGCCGCAAGGACATAGCCGCCAAGCTCAACAAAATGGATGCCGGGGGGCTGGACGAAGCCGCCTTACAGGCGGTGCGCATGACTGTGTTCGACCTAGCCAGCGCTCCGGGAAGCGATCCCAAAACGCTCAAGATTTTGATGGATCTGGTCATTAAGGCCCAGCAGATGAAGCTGGATGAAAGAAAACTTTCCCTGCTGGAACAAAAGGCGGCGGAAGCCAAGCGGCTGGCGGAAGACACATTGAATTCCGCACGCAAGGGATTGAGCGCCGAAACAATCGCGGAAATGGAAGAACGCCTCAAGCTGCTGTAACGCCATGGGAAGAGCCAAAATTAAAGCCCCCGCTACGCTGTTTCTGCCTTGCCAGGCGAAATGGATCAAGGACCGGTCCCGCATGAAAATTGCGGAAAAAGCGCGCCAGATCGGTTTTACCTGGTGTTCATCCTACGCGGACATGACGGGGACGGCCAGGGCGAACAACCATATTGACACCTGGATCACTTCCCGCGATGCCTTGCAGGCCAAGCTTTATATACAGGATTGCCTGAACTGGTCCCATATCTACGGCCTTGCCGCCAAGGCGGCAGGGGAACAGGTGCTGCTGGATGAAGGCGGCAAAAAGCAGTCCGCCCAGGTATTGAGGTGTGCCAATGGCCATGCGATATATTCCCTGTCCAGCAACGGCGACGCCCAGGCCGGAAAACGCGGCAACCGCCGCGCGGATGAATTCGCCCTGAACCCTGATAACCGGCACCTTTATGGCATCATGTACCCCGGCATTACCTGGGCGGGAAACCTGTGGATATGGTCCACCCACCGGGGCAGCCAGAATTATTTCAATCAGCTGATCCAGGAAATCCGGGAGGGCGGCAACCCTAAAGGGTTTTCCCTGCACCGCATCACCCTGGAAGACGCGCTCAACGAGGGACTGCTGGACAAATTGCAGCAGAAATGGCCGCAGGACGACCCGCGCCAGGAATACGACGAAACAGACTATTTCAACTCCGTGCGGCGGGAATGCGCGGATGAAGAAACCTTCCTCCAGGAATACATGTGCATCCCGTCTGACGACGCGGGGGCATTCATTGGTTATGACCTGATCGACGCCTCCGTTTATCCTGCCGGCACGGCCTGGGAGGAAGAACTGAACCCGGCTGCCCATTATGTGCTGGGCGGAGACATTGGGCGCGTGCATGACCTGACGGTGCTGTGGCTGCTCCAAGTAGAAGGAAAGAGCCGCAGGACGGTGCGCATCATTGAACTGGCCAACATGCCATTTTCCGAACAGGCGGCCGTCATCGACAAGTACGCAGCCATGCCCTGGGTGAAGCGGGTATGTCTGGATGCCACCGGCATTGGACGCCAGCTGGCGGAAGACGCCCGCCGCCGTCACGGCGGCAAGGTGGAAGAAGTGCAGTTCACGGCAGGGGTCAAGGAAGACCTGGCCATTACCCTGCGCCGCTGCATGGAAGACGGGGAATTCAGGATGCCCAACAAACCGGAACTCATTTCAGACTTCCGCTCCATACGGAAGGAAACCACCAGCGCGGGGAATGTGCGCTATGTGGGCGAGCGGACAAGCAACGGCCACGCAGACCGATTCTGGGCGGCGGCCCTGGCCATCCATGCGGCCAAGGAACATGGAACGTGTTCCCCCCGCCGATGGGCCGCAACCGGCAGGACATGGCAACGCTGGAAAGGAGCCTTTAGACGATGAGACGTTTACCAAGATATGCCTCCCGCAACACGGTGGCGCCGTTTTACGACAGCCTCGCCTGGCGGGAACGTTACAACCCCCTGCCGGACCTGACGCCGGAAAGAACGGTTGAACTGTACTGCGCCTGGCGTGAAGGGAGGTATGCGGATGTGATGTTCACGTTTGACGCCCTGGAAGAATGGGACGACACGCTGGGAACGCTGGTGGACCGCCGCCTGTCCGCGCTGGGGGAACTGGACCACGGCATCAGCGTCAACTCCGATGCGGTGGGGGATGATCCGGCCCTCCAGGCCCTGGCCGACGACCAGCAGCAGACCATGAGCGACATCATGAGCCGGGTTTCCAACATGAGCGAGGTCATTGAACATTTGGGCCTGGCCACGTTTAGGGGCTTTTCCCACCTGGAAGAAGTCATCGACGGCGACGAGATACGGCTGGAACCGGTGGATCAGTGGTTCTGGAACCGTCCGATGAAGAGAGGCCCCTGGTTTTACAATCCCACGGCAGTAAACAGCCTGTCAGACCTGCACCCCGTCAGTGACGGAGAATTGATCATCCGGGCGGTGCCTCGTCCGGTTGACATCGTGGCCCTGTTCGCCATCACCATCAAGGCGCACTCGGAAGCCGGCTGGGACGGTTTTATTGACGTGTTCGGCAATCCGGCCCTGTTCTTCGAATATCCGCCCGGAACCAGCGACGAAAAGGCCGCGGAATACGATGAAATCATGTTCCGGTTGTTGGGAGACGGGCGCGGCGGCTACCCTAACGGCGGCAAAATTGTTCCGGTGGAAACGACCGCCACGGGCGGGGTGACTTTTCAGGACCGGGCCGTATTCGCAAATAAAAAGATGATCATGCGCGCCACGGGGGGAACCCTTACGTCCCTGGCGGAATCCGGGACGGGCACCCTGGCCGGGGAGGCGCAGATGGAAGTATTCAGGACGCTGGCCAAGGCGGAAGCCGTGAAAATTTCCGAAGTGATCAGCAAGCAGTTTGTGAACCGCTGGCTGGGCCGCCTCTATCCGGGCAAGCCCCGGCTGGTGTACTGGTCCATGGATGCGGAGGACGAAAAGGCCAAGTCCGCCAACGTGGACAAGATCACCAAGATGGCCGCCGCAGGCTACCGGGCCGAAGACGAGGAAGTCAGCGAAATGACCGGCATGCGGGTAACTTACCGGGAACCGGTGTTGCCGAGCATGGGAACTCCCGGCCTGCCGCTGCCCCTGATCCGCAACCGCGAATATACGGCGCCCGCCGTGACGACGGAGGAAAGGCTGCTTACCGTGCTGGACCCGGAAGCAATCAGGCGCCGCGCAGAAATTTACACCAGGCTGTTGGAAGAATCCGCCGTGAGCGGCCTTGCCGCCGCCGCTGCCGAAACGGCCGCCCAAATGCCCGCAGAAGGGACGCAGCCACCGGAAACGGATAATGAGCCGCAAGAAGCGGGAAACCCCGTTGCAACCCCGTTGCAAAACGCGGGAAACGGGCAATCCGCCCCGGAGGGAGGCGAGCCTGTGAAGAATATGAGTCGGAGCGAAGCGGCACGGCACGCAGCCAACGTGCGCTGGGGGAAGGAACAAGGCAAGGGCACCAGCCGTGAAAGCAAGGAAAAGAAAAAGCAAAGCACGCCCCTGGTGGCCCCGAAAGGCTCCAATGAAAAAACGCAGGTGAAAGCGTTAAAAAAAGCTCTGGACCGTGTGGCTCAAAAAGGCGGCAGCGTGACGGGAGCCATCCACAAGGAAGGCGTGGGCGCTCTAACTGTAAAAGGCGGCACGGTAGGGAAAAAGCGGGATGGATTCAAGGGAGGCAGCGGCGTGGCGCACGTGCTGCGCAAACATGGCAGCCAGGGCATGACCACCGGGAAAATGGCCGTTACCGCCGTGAAGGGAAAAGTGATGCCGGACCCGCAGCCCAGCCGCAGCCGGATTGTTCACCAGGATGCCCAGGTAATCGTGGAACATGAAAACAAGAAAGGAAGCGGACGCAGGAACGCCAAGGGCGGCAAACTGCATACCGCCCACAAAAAGAGAACCCCTTAAACAAGCGCGCCCAGGTCATGGACCTGGGCCTACGGCCGGATGAACGGAGATCTGATCCTCCCATCTACATGGTGGTTTCGGTGAGAACCCTCCGCCACCGGTTGCCGACCGGATTTTTACAGTAACACATCATCATCAAACATCAAGACGCAAACAAAGTCATGATCAACTTCATCAAAGAAAACGACCTTCGCCCCCTGGACGATCCGGGAAACGGCTGGTACATGATCGAAGCCAACGGAGAACACCCCACCACGCTGGAAGACGGCAGGCAAATTATCCAGGTACTGGACAATGAAGCCATGCTGAACTTGTGCCGGAACTGGGAAAAGGAATTGCTGGTGGATAAAGACCACCTGTCACGCAACCCGGACAATGACACGGCGGCCAAGTCATGGATGAAGAGCCCGGCTATTTGGGACGATAACGGGAAATACCACTTATGCGGCTGGCAGGAATGGACGCCCACGGGGCTGAATCTGATTAGTGGGAAGGAATACAAGCATTTTTCCACGGAATACGAACCGGAAACCATGGAAAGCCTGGGAGGGAACCGCTACCGGCCCCACCGCCTGGTCGGACTGGCATTGACCAACCGGCCCAACAATCGTGGGCAGAGGCCCATCACCAACCGCGAAAGCGGAAAACCAATAACCGACAACACACCAACGAATATGGAAGAGTTGAGAAAAATAGCCGAACAGCTGGGCCTTTCCCAAGAGGCAACCCTTGAGGAAATCCTGGCTGCGATTGCCACCCTGCAGGAAGCGACGGCCGACGCCCAGGAGGCGGAAGCGGAAGCGATCCTGAATTCGGAAGGCGCGGAAGATATGACGCCGGAAGAAAAGGAAATCATGAAGGAACAAATCATCACGAACCGGGAACGCGCCATCAAGGTGCTCAAGAACCGCGCTGCCGCCAGAGGCAAAGCCAATCAGCAGGGCAAGCCGGCCAACGCCGCCGTGTTTTCCCGTCCGATCATGAACCGATCCGGCATGAACAACAGGGCGGACAAGACCCGCAAGGCCCTGTCCATCCGCGACCGCGCCCATGAAATCCAGCAGCGCACCGGCATGGGGTACTTTGAAGCCCTGACCCAGGCGCAGCGCGAATTTGGCGAAGCGTAACCCCGTCATCACCCAACCATTAGAAAGGAATTATTCATCATGATCTTTCGAGAAACGGCAATAGCCCAGGGCAAATCCGGGGAAGACCTGCGCGACAAGGAAGGCTACTTCCTGGTGCGCAATGAATCCGATGACCTGGTATGCAGCTCCGCCACCACGGACAAGCCCGTGGGCGTGGTGCACATTGGGGCCGACAAGGGCAGCCCGACCACCTATATCAAACCCGGATTTTCCGGGAGCGTGGCCGTGAAGCTGGGGAGCGCCCCCGGCACGGTCAAGGAAAGCACGGATCTGGTGCTGATGGCCGACGGCCGCGTTAAGGCGCTCCCGACGGCTGCCGGCACTTACATGGTGGTGGCCACGGCGGCGGAAACCGGCGAGAGCGACCAGCTGGTCAAGGTGGTGCTGAGGCATCCGACCACGGTCACGGTGGCAGCCGGCTCCTGATGGCCGGTTTATTTGGATTAACCCGAACACACTAGAACATCAATTATGTATCAAGACGCAAACACATTCAACGAAACCCTGACGATTTTCGCGCAGGGCTTCATGGCACAGCGGGCCGACAGTCTGATCGACTTTATCGCGCCTTACGTTTCCACCGGTACGGCCAGCGGCGATTACAAGCTGTTTGACAAGAACGACCCGTTCCAGATTTACGACGATACCGTGATTCCGGAAGACGGCGCGAGCCAGACGGTGCATTTCAATGCCTCCACGGGCAAGTACGACTGCGAACCTCACGGCCTGAAAATCCCCATCCGCGACTGGGAGCGCAAGCAGGCCGGCGAAAAGGGGTTTGCGGTCATGCGCAACGGCAAACTCAACACGCTGCTGTCCACGCAGCTGGTCAACCGCGAATACAAGGGCTGGGCCAAGATACGGGCCGCCGTAACGGCGGCATCCGGCAAGGGCGCCTGGTCAGGGACGGCCGGAGCGGACAAGGATCCGGTTGACGAACTTGACGCCCTGATCGAACAAATTAACAATGATACCGGCTCCATGCCCAGTTGTATGGCCTGGGGGCTGTCCGCCTGGCGCGTATTCAAGAATCATCCCAAGGTACTGTCCCGCCTGTCCGGCATTAAAGCCAGCGCGACGGTGGATGACGTGCGCGGCATGCTCCTGAATCCCAACATGGACATCCGGATCGGCTCCATGCCGGTCAATACGGCCAAGCTGGGCAAGGCGGCCGTCAAGAAAGGCATCCTGGGCGCGGACGTGTTCATCTTCCATAAGTCGGAAAGCCCGACTACGGAAGACATGAGCGCCGTGAAGACGTTCACGATTGACGCTCCCGGCGTGGCGGAAGTTCACACGTTGAGGGATGATCTCAACCACAGGGAATTCGATGAAGTGCTCTGGTCGGAAGATTTGAGAATTACCGCTCCGATCGCCATCAAGCGCGTTTCCGTATCTTAACAACTCACAGCTTCCCCGCTTATGGATTGGCAAACGGTCAATGAAAGTATCCTGGATGAAGCACTGGCCCCGAATGAGGTCCAGAAAGTCCGGATGAAAAGGCAGGACATGGTGCAGCAAGGTGCGCCGGACCCTGTGGCCGAGATTGTGACGGCTGTTCCCGCCGAAATCCGTTCCAGGATTGCGGCGGGCGGCCGAACCCGTTTGCGGGGGAGCGGTCAGGATATTCCCAGAGAACTGCGCTGGGTGGCCGTGGCGCTGGCTCGCTGGCGCTGCCTGGTGCGGTTTTCCCTGGGGGTGACAGAAGAACGGACGGCGGACTGGAACCGCGCCAACAAGGTGCTGGATGATCTTTCTTCCGGCGCTTACGTCCTGGCGGATGACGGCGGAGATTCCACGCCTCGCCCCCACTATTCCGGCCGCCCCATCCGCTGGGGGCCGCGCACCCGCAACGGCGTCATGTAACGAACCAAGACCATGCCATCCCTGATCGACATCATCAATGCCCTGAAACTGCTGCCCGTCAATCTTACTGCGGCGCAGTGGGAAGGCATGCGCGCCGACATCCGGGAGCGGGCCTTTTTCATGGCGCTGGTGGATGAAGCCCACATCCTACAGGAACACAGGGATGCCGTGAAAGGAATGACTGGCGGCAGCCTGTCCAAGACGGAAGCCCGCGAAGCGATAGGAGACTACCTGGCCTCCGCAGGGTATCAGCCTCAGGAGGGCAAGGAAGGAACCATACAGGACTTGCGCACCGTGCAACGCCAGAACCTGGTGCTTGAAACCAACCAGGCCATGGTGGCCGGCTACGCGCAGCAGGAACTGTTCCGCGGTTCCGTTGCGTTTCCGGCCCAGCGTCTGGTGCGCATTGCGGAACGGGTGGAAAAACGGGACTGGCCGTCACGCTGGCGTGAAGCCTATGCCCTGGTAGGCGGCGAAGGCGCAAGCGCCCAGGAAATGGTGGCCCTGAATGATTCTCCGATCTGGACAGCCTTATCCCGTTTCGATTTGCCCTATCCTCCCTATGACTACAACTCCGGCATGGGACGGCGCCCCGTTTCCTGGGATGACGCCCGGCGCTTGGGCCTGGTGAAGCCGGAAGACGCGGCGGTGATTGCCGCCCAGGGCAGAAAGCGCAGCTCCATGAATTCCGGATTGCAGGCTTCCGCCGCAGGTCTGGATGCCGATGTTATGGCCCAGGTGGCCGTCCTGTCCGGAGGACGGGCCGTGAAGGACGGAAACGCTCTTGTCTGGAAAGGAGGACAGGCGGCATGATCCGTCTCAAGGTTGACATAACCGGCAAGCTGGATTTGTCCCATGTGGACGCCAACGCCGTAGCCATGGAAGGAGCGCGGGCGGTTTATGCCGAGGTGCTTCATAGTCTGGATGAAATGGGGCGCGCCTCCCAATCCCGCTATTTCTGGCCGGAAGCTGCACAGAGCGTCACGCCTCCCCGGCTGGACGGGAAGATGGCCGTTGTCCTCATCACCAAGAAAGGGGTGAGGCTGCACTGGAAAGGGGGAACGGTACGCCCGTCAGGCAAGACATCCCGCGTCACCGGACGACCGATTAAAAGCCTGCTGGTGCCGTTTGACGATTCCCCGATACGCCGCCGAAGCCTGGCAGAAGCCGGCTATGATCCGAAGGAGGTCATGGTGCTGAAATCCGAAAACGGCCGTCCGTATCTGGCCCATGTCCGTAAATACAAGAGGAAGGTGAACGGCAAGACGGCCAAGGTCACGCCCCTGGGGTATTTCCTTAAATCCGCCACGATTGAAGCCAAGCCGGAAGTGATGCCCTCCGCAGAAACCTTTCAAACCTCCGTCCGTCAGGCGGTCATGCAATACTTGGATTTACAATGATTACGATTCAAGATTCCCCTGAATTTACCTTTTGCGAAACGGTCATCAACCGTTTACGTGAAAATGAACATCTGTGCCCCTTGGTACTGGAACAACCCTATGACCGGGACGACCAAACTCAAAAGCTGGCCTTGGCCGACCGTCAATATGATGGAGCCGTGGCCGTGATGCCCGCTGGCTTGGGCATGGATTGGCAGGGGGCCGACACCGCCAGAGTGTGCATCTGGACGGCACGGGTGGCCGTTCTGATCATGGTGACGGCCAAGACGGAGGAAGAATCCGGATTGCGCCGGTCATCCGCCCTGCTGGCCGAAGTGATACGCACCTTGTCAGACTGGGACCCCGATGCCGGAGACGGTTTGATCATGGAACCGTGGTTTGTCGGGACGGCGGATTTGATGGCAGAAGACGTCGCCGACCTGGAAAACATTGTGGGGCGGGTAGTCTTCCTTTCGCGCCGCATGCGAGTGTAACAATTTTTCAACCCATAAAGAACCATGGCAAAAGCAGAAACTAAACAGGAACAGGCCCCGGCAGCAGCCGAGGGGGAAGCAAAGCAGGAAACCGCCGTCAAGGTGCGCATCCTCAAAACGGGAACCGAGATTGACGGCTGGCGCTTTGCCGCCGGCGCGTCGGTGACGGTAACGGCCAAACAAGCCGAGGCCCTTATAGCCGATAAGGCCGCCAGGCGTGTGTATTAACTTCTGGCTCAACTATTAAATAAGAAAGACTAAATATCATGAGTGAAGCAACAAGACGAGTGAACTACCTGATTGGCGGCATGCCGGTCAGGATTGCCAAATTCGGAGCGACGGACGGCAGCAAGACGGTAGGAGCGGACGCATGTCCGGCAATCCCCACCTCCGAAGCTCCCGGCCCCTGGCTGTATCTGGGAAAAATCAAGAGCGGACAGGTGGAGCAGGTCAAAAAAAACGTCCAGATTGAGGGCGTGAATGACGCCACCGGCATGTATGAGACGGAGGATGTAACCATGGTGCAGCAGTACAAGCTGAAATTCACCACGCAGTACATTGCTCCGGAAGTGATCCAGCTGGCTTTTGGCGTGGCCGATGAACTGGCGGACAACCAGGAAGCCGTGCCGTTTGTGTCCAACGGAGAAATCAGGGTCTGGCTATATGGCCGCCTGACGGACCACGCCGAAAACGGCAAGGAACTGATGGAGTGGTGCGTCATGGGCAGATTGCGGCTGACGAATACTCCAAATTTCGCGTCCGACCCGGCAACCGCCGAATGGGAATTGAGCATTGAATACAGCCCGCTGCAAAAGCTGACGCCCAAGGCGCTGGCATCTCCGGCGACGGCCTGATGAAAACCCGGAGGGCGGAGGCTGACAGCTGCCGCCCTCCACAACCTCACGAGACATGGAACTGGTGATTGATGGCAGAACAATGGCGGTCCGCTGGCCCTCTGGTGTGCCGGTGACGGATGTGTCCCTGGTGCTGGGCGATACGGTGCCGGTGCGCATCCGTGTGGATCATGCACTCACGGATTGCACTCCGGCGCTGGCGGTCAAGCAGACGATAGGCAGCGCCGATCTGGTCATGACCGTGACCGCGTTTACCCGCCAGGATGACTGGCAGGAAGCGTCCTGGGTGGTCAATACGGTTCCGCTCCAGGAGGCGCTGGACAGTGCGGACCGCGTGGAGCTGGTGGGCGAGGTGGTGCTGGTGGCTCCGGACGGAGCGCAGCACACGTCCCGCCCGATCCGGGTGACGGTGCGCCGGGACATCCTGCCGGCGGATTACGCGCCGCCCGTCGAAGTGCTGGCCGACTGGTCCGAACTGGTGGCCGCCGCCCTGGCCGCGCAGCTTCCGGCCGCGCTCAAGGATGCGGGAGTGGAATTGGAAGCCGCGACCGGGCAATCCTCTTTGTCCAGCGGAGACGCCGCCGACACCTGGACCATCGTGGGCGGCTATGCGATGACGTGGGGAGACGAGATTCTGGCCGGGCATCTGCCCGACAGCTGCCGCCTGACGAGTATTTCAACCGTGTATTTTTTTGACAATCCCGCCCTGAATCAGTATTGCCTGCGGATTTGGAAGCTGGTGGACGGAGCTTACAGCCTGATTGGCACCTCCGCCTATGTGTCCAACCTGTCCAGCGGCCAGACGGTCACGTGGGTATTTACGCCGGGCGTTCCCTTGACGCGCGGGGATGTCATTATTATCCAGGTGTGTGAGGGGACGGAGATGACGCCCTACGCGCTGGGCATGCACGCCGTACTTACTCCGTCCGTCCCTGGGCGCGGCCTGGTGGCGGAGGTGGCCAACCCGCCCGCCGTGAACGGCACGATGGCCCCGCTGATGACCGTGGTAGTGGACTATGACGACGGCATCACCCTGGGAGGGATGGAGCTGGTCACCGCTAGGCAACTGGATAGCCTGGGGCGGGATGTGCGCCAATCCTCCGCGACCGCCGAGGCTGCGGCGCGGACGGCTGGCCAGTCCGCCGCCACCGCGTCCACGGCTGCCGATAATGCCTCAACTTCTGCCACCGCCGCGGCCAATTCCGCGACGGCGGCGGCTAATGCTCTGGCGGCCATACCTCAAGTAGATGATGCAGGCAACATGACGCTGTCCGGAGGTCTGACGGCGGCGGGGGCGATTAACGCCAACGGCGGCGTCAACATCCCGCTGGCCGTGGGGGCACCGACCGATACGGGCGCGGTTAATCGCTTTTATACGTCAGGATTGGCAGGAGCTGTATCAGCGTTGGTTCAGCCAATATACCTTAATTCCAGTTCGATCACAGTCGCGGGTTCCATTTCTAAATCTTCCAAC